TATGGCTAATGCCACGTTTGCTGCTGTTAGACGCTGGATTGCAGCAGCACGAGCAGTTGATGTGGTTGCATTGTTAAATTCTGCTCGTGCAAGATTAACTTCAGTCAAAGCTAGTGCTGCATTCTGTCGAGCTCTCTGAGACTGAACTCCAAGTAGTTGAACACTTGCAGCCTGTTCAGCTATCACAGCCTGTCTCTGTTCCGCACTTGCTGCTACTGTCTTTTGAGCGCTAACAATCATGCTGGAAGTATATTTTCCAGCAAATATAGCACCTACCACTAAGGCTATATCGCCAACCGTATCTAAATTATTGCCCAAAACTTCTAAAGAATTGCTAGCTCCATCAACGCCACTTTTAATGGCATCACCAATTCCAGATTGAGAAACTTTTAGAAACAATCCATCAATATTGTCTTGCAAATTGGCTATAGATCCATCCAGGGTCTTCATGCGATTTTCCATCGCACCGGAAAAATCTACATTCCCAAGGTTAAGTAAATATTTCTCAATAGCTTTTGCACTATTTGTAATGGTTGTGGCCTGCCCTTTGAAAGTTAATGTCACTTTCCCATTTTCTTGGCTTGCCTTGATACCAAATTCTTTTAATCGCTCAAACTCGCCAGTGGTAGCATCCGCTACAGCCTCAATCATTTGATCAAGATCTTTGCCCATTGCAGCGGCATTATTGCAATATGAGGTTAAGGCTGCCTTTCAAGGTTTTAAGCCTAAATTCGTAAGCTTGATAAATGCTCCGACAGACTGTTCTAAGCCATAAGGAGTTTGCTGGGCAAATTTTTGCAGGGTATCAAAGGCACGTGCAGCGCCTTCCGCTGACCCTGTTGCTGTTATTAGGCCAGCATTTAACTTATCGAAAGTGCGCTGTGTATCAATTAGCTTACCTAAAGAAAGATATGAAGCAGCCACCCCAGCTACTGATGCACCAATGTTTTTTGC